AACCGCTAGCCGGTGTGTTTGGTGGTGATATCACCCCTTTAGGTGAATTCGCCTGAGACCTAAACGTTTTCTCCAAATCGATGTTAGATAAAGTTTCGGTCTTAGTAAACGTAGACATTTTAATAGGAACGTCTATTTTCGATTGTATAGTTTTACCACCTACGGTATACGAACCATTTACCCCAAAAACACTATTCTCATTTAATTTAGCGTTATTGTCTTTTACCAACCCATCCAATTCCGTTAAAGCGGTTTGTTGTTTTTGAGCATCCAAATTTGGTTTAAATGTAAAAACTTTTTGACCACTCTTTAAAACTATAGGTGTTTTAGCATCCATATAAGTGTTAAACCAAGATGAGTTATATACAAAAACTTTTTGTTGATAGCTTAATAATGAATTAACATAATTTGTCATCTCAGTCATTACACCCAAATTCTCTTTAGAAAAGTCATTTAAGATTGTGTTAATAAATGTTTGTAATCTAAAGTTTAGTTGGTTTAACGTAATTTCAGGGAAGTCATCGGGTATTAAACCTTTTGATTTATAATTAGAGTAAACCTCTTTCATTTTTTGGAATCCTCTACTAACGATCGTTGGGGCTTGAGCTGCTGAATCGTTTGTTGTTGTCCCTTGAGTTACAGTTGCTTGCGTTTGGTTCACAACATTGTTATACATATGTGGAACCGCCATTAACGATCCAAAATTAACATACGATAATAATGTGTATTTGTACCCGTAAAACTTTAACGATATCTCAAAATTGTGTGTTGAGGAGTTAAATTTTGACGTAAATGATTGTAGCATTATAGGAAACTTAACCGCCTTACCATAATAACCTTTTAAGGTTAACGTAAATTGGGGATACGGAAGTTGGAAGAACGCAGAGTATGGTGAATTATTTCCACCCTCAAATAATGCTCTACCTTTAACATCCTCCAATTCAACATCAATAACAGGTAAAAAATCTGTTCCAATAGATAATCTAATATTTTTCATACCTAAAAATCCATTATCAACAGCGCCTGGTGTTCCGTTTGAATATGTGTTCTGTGTTATGTAATAATCATCTGATTTGTTCGGGTTTTTAACGGACGTTTGATTAACCTGATTAACTCCCTTACCTTGTAAAGTACCTTTACCTGTCAACTCATCACTCCAAGCGGTATCCATAAAGGTTTTATTACCCGGGTTTAAGAAGTTGATCTTACCAACAGAGATAGTTCTCTGAGAATCATTCATTGCGGATCCAACCGCAAGTTTTGTTCTTGGCAATACGTTACACTCAAGATTGGCGTAATACACCAAATCTTCTTGTTTGACTAATCTATCTTTAACATTACCTTGTTCGTCAACTAATTTATTCGGATCAATAAGGGTAATATTATCATAATCAAACTCTACTAAAATATTTTCACCGTTATCTGCCATAATAGAAGAAATAATTATCTAAAGAATTTTTATAATCTTGTAGTGATGCAACTAAAGGATATGGGATTGTAAGTACCGCACCGTCCGGAATAGCATATTCACTACCTGAATATTGTGGATTCGCAGCCTGTATTAACCATCCAAAATATGGTGACCCGTAAAATTGTTGTGATATCTTATCTAACCTAGATTGACTGATTATATAAATGTAGTTCTTATCTGAACTTTTAGATGGTAACGCAACATACGGGACAACATTTTGCTCTCCATTAATTAAAAAGTTAGTATATCTATTCCAATATTGTAGTGCCATAGTTAATTAAAAGTTACTTTACCATTAAAGGTTTTTTTATCGTTATTTAAATTTGCGTTTGAATACAGATCTTTAATCCTTTTATTCTTGGTATTTAAATCGTTTGTTGCGGGTTTAACGTATTGACAGATTTTTATTTGGTTGTCAGGTAATTTAAATTTAGATACCGTATCGTACTCAGGTGATTTTGCAATAACATCAAAAATGTCTGTCCATACTTTTTGGAATTTATTACATTCACCCGCCCAATTATCGCAAGCTTTATTTATTTGTTCAACCAAATTAGGTGATTTTTTAACTTCTTCACCGCTTGTTAAATCATTTTTTAATTGTGTTAGTGAGTCGGATTTTGTAAATAAAGGCGACATTGCAATATAAAATCTATTATACGGACAATTACCATTACCAGTACCAAAGAAATCAACACCATTAATCACATACTTACACCCTGTTCCGTTTTCAATGGTTGAGCTTTTAGTTTGAAAAAATCCGTCTTTGGATGTTACTTGATTTTTTAATAATAAATCTTCAAACACTTTAATTGCGTCGGGAACATCTTTAGTATAAAGTTTCAATAAAGATCCATCGGTTGTTGATGACCCAAAGAACGTGTCACCACTTAAATCATAAGTAACAGGTTCGTTGTTAGAACCTAATTCACCATCTAATTTTGATGCAACCACATCTAATTGTCTAAACACAAAATTTAATTCCGTTTCAACCTTTGTAATATTTGCGGTATTATTTAATATGACATCTAAAATCGGTGTTTGTCTTTGAGTTGCGTAATTTTGTAACTTATCTTCCAATTCTCGTTTTTGTTTATTAGTCATATTGGTTAAACCATTAAGTATTGGGTCTTTATTACCTTCAATATCCTTCTTAACGTCTTTAATTAAATTCTCAACATATTCTTGATATGAGTTTGTTTTACCATAAAGATTAATTTCAACCTTATCTGCGGTATACTCAGACAATACACCATTAGTGTAATTTCTATTTTTTAACGCAATTTGTAAAACACCAAAATTATAGTCAGTGTTAATTTTATTAATCGCGTCATAATAAGATTTAAAGTATCCTTGCATCCCTTCTTGTAGGGATCCAAGTACCGTTGTGTAATCCATATCGGTATTACTAGCAATAACACCAATTGTACTACCACCTTTTTTAGGTTGTATGTTATTTACTTGATCCGCCTTTTCCGAACTTAATGTTGGTAAAGCACTTGTTATTTTTTCAACAACATATTGGTCCATTTTACTAGTATCCTCCGTTGCAGTTGCTCTCTCATCGTATATTTCTGTATTGGCGTAATAGTTGAATGATAGGGCATTTTGTAATTCTTGTACGGGTTCTTTCAACCCCATACCTCCAATTATATTGAATGACATACTTATGTTTGCCATCATCGGTTGGACTCCGATCCCCTCAGGGTTTAAATCTAAAGTAAGTGGGTCATAACTAATTGCTAAACTAGTTGGTACTATTTTAGTATTATAGAAGTCACCAATTCTTAACACCAATATCGGTGGTGCTCCAAATGACGTATTTAACGCGTCATTATATTTTGGCCTACCATCAGGTCCTATAATAGGAATGGTCTGACCAGGTCTAGTACATTGTTGTAAGAATGTTAATCTAGCATTCAAACCTTCAGGTGTCATAGAGTGAAACGCAGGACTAAAGAATTTAATTTTATCCTTTATAGTTTCATACACCATAGGATCCGTTTCCTTTATCACTTGGAAATAGTCACATTCAGTAAATAGGTTTCTTAATATCTGTTTAGATATCCCCTCTTTAATTTTTTGTTGTATCGTTATTTTAGCTTCAGGTTTAATACTTTGGGTTTGTTGTGTTAACACGTTTGCGACGTTATCCACCTTAGGTTTTTGTACTTGAGTTGTAGTTGTTGTGGTTGTTTGTTCTTTAGGTATTTCAGCCTTTATTCTTTGAATTGCAACTCTCCTACAAGCCATCGCCGGTATACTATACCATTGCGCTTCATTAGGTGAATTTTGATCAGGTATAGGTTGACCTTGAGAATTTATTGCAACAATATCTTGACTACAATTTATACTTGCACTTAAAACATTACCCCCTTGAGCGTTAGTAACACTAATATCATTAGTCTCAGTTGTTGCGGAAGCAAGTTCTTTAGTTTTTGGTATTACTAATTGTTCACCATTCGCATTAAAGATAATTTTAAAACTACCCATAGTTTGGTATTGTTCTATAGTTTTACCATCAGATAATTTTTGACTTAAGAACCATTTTTTAACAGAATCATTTCTTCTTTCAGATAACTTTTGGTTATATGAAACCGTTTGAGGTGCCGATGCGGAACCAACTAGTTCAATTTCTATTTTACCACCTTTTTTAACTAATACCTCATCTATCTTTTGTTTTATCAATTCGGATTCAATTAAGTTAAAGTTTCCTGTAATTACAGAATCAAAGAAATTTGGTATACCCCCTTTAGTAAATGTGTCAGAGCCTGATTTAACTTCGGCAGGTGGTTTAGACCCCGCATATGTTGTGTTTTTTAAACCAATGTAACTATTGTAATATACGTTAAATGGTGATGCCGCAACAGAAGAAGGGTTTCCTTTTGGTATATCATTTTCAAAATAAAAACCATACCCAACATATCCACTTAAATCAGTTTCAACATACTCAACATTTTGTGCGGTTTGTGTCCCAACTGCGGTAGTATTTGGAGTCCCATCGGCACCTTCAGACTTACCATCGTTTGTAGTTTCCTCATTCACTGGAATACTTTGCAATACTTGCACTTGTTCTTCTGTGGTTAATCTAGGGTTATTTAATATTTGTTGATACGTAAATAAATCCTTAGATGGTATTGTGTTAAATTTAATCCCTAATTCATATAGGTCATATTTCATACAACCAGCAAAGAATGAATCAACAACACTTTGTACTCTGTCTTTGTTAATACCTTTCATTTGTTTTTCAATGATCGTATTCAACATAGATGGGTTATCAACAATAATTGTCCAACTTAACTGACCAGATCTACTTGTGTTTTTATAAGTGTAAATTGGTTCAGGTCGACCAATAAAGTTAGTCGCATTAAAGTCGGGTTTTGAGTCGTCACTAAATTTTAAGTTGTACGGTGGAAACCACATAACTCTACCCCCATTCGGTCCTTTCTCACAAACAGGTAAATCATCATAAGTGAATCCAGGTCTATCTGAAGTTCTCCAAGCCAAGTTCTCAATTGAGAACATATATTTCTTAACCTTACCATCAACAATGTTTGTTGACCCCGGGTTTCTTAATGGCGCAATGTTTAAGTTGTAAGTGTTATCCAATACTGAATAATCAAATCTTCTACCAGAAGTTGTAATACCATCTGATTTTTGTAAATCAGCGTAAGTATAATATGGTGTATCTTTTTGGAACACTCTACAATACTCTAAACCAGCTTGTGTTCCATCGGCTTGATTTACATACGATAATACCTGAGAACCTTTAGTTAGTTCCTTATATCCGTCGTTAAACACCTTAGACACTTGGTTAATTGCCGTCCCTACGTGTTTTAATCTCGCCTGTCCCTGAACTTGGTCCGCAGAATCAACTAATCTTTGAGTTTCATATAGAATAGATCCCGGTCTGAACGGAACGTCAGTAGATTGGTATCTTAAGTAGTCGGCAGATATCTGATTAAAATCGTCATCTAAACTACCAGCACCACCACCTTGAGTTGCTCTAAATCCTGCATTACCTTTATATTTTGGTGAAGTCCAAACCATTTGACCTGAGGTTCCACCTCCGTCAGTATATGATCTACCTTTTAAACCAAAATTAATTGAGCTTTCATTACCTTCATATAGTATCGCCAATTCTTGTGGTCCATAAACAATTGTTTGTTGTTGGACTCCGAACTGATTTACAGGTACTTGATTTGGTGGACTATCTATTTGAGATGGTTCAGCATTTTCACTACCTACGTAATATCCTGAAGATTGTGCCTTATCTTGGTTAAATAATCTATTAACCGCGGCTGAAGCACCAGCAATAAGACCACCAATAATCCCACGATTGTATGCCGGTCTATAAAGGTTATAATCAAGTGCCGAGAATAAAGCAGATCTTTGTCCGTTCCCTGTATTTGCAACAAAAACTTCAGAAGGGTTACGGTACCTATTCATTATAGGGGCTAATAACCCACCCGTTAAATTATTTGCAACCCCAAGAGCCGCTTCGGTTTGTGGTTTATTAACTGGGTTGTCGTCATCAAAATAATCACCAGGAATAAAAGAAACGGGGAAATATGTTCCCGTTAATCTATTTGCTAATGATACCGCAGCAAGTACCGGATTCTCAGGAACCGTAATTTTCCAATTTCTAATAAAGAAAGGTTGTTGTCCTGTCGCTAATAAACTCGCAGAAAAGGGATCACTAATCGTATCAAGATTAATCGCACCTATTGTCGCTTGTTGTATTTCTTGAGAAACTCTTTCGTTAAACGCAAATTTTAATTGAGACGCTCCGATTTTAGCTAAAAAACTATCGGACGACAAAGGTCCGTTAGACCCAATAGGATCATCTTGGAATACTATGTTAAATGTTGGGTAAGACGAGTAGTTGAAATACCCTGGATCCCAATATGGTTGATAAATGTTACCACCATTTTGGATGTCTGTTATAATAATTAAATCTTTGTATCCACCTTCAGGTCCCCATTTATTTGTAACATAAGCAGATTCAATAAAGAATTCGTTAATCACATCTAAAGCCGTATCGATCGGTTGGTATGGACCTTGATTAGTACCTTCGGGATTATTAGTTGACGCAACACTATTAACACCAATAGGATCTCCAAAACCACCTTCAGGTCCATATTCATTCAATGGATATAGGTCAGTTGCAAATATATTAGTAGATACTAAATTATTAGGTGAATCAATAACATTACTTACCGTAAGGTTGGTTTCATAATTAATTGGATTACCCGGTGAAGTGTAGGTTCCTGGCACGTTGTATGGTGTTAGATTCCTAACTAACAATTTTTGTCTAAACGATTCTGAATTATCAAACGATAAAAAACTTTCAGCCATACTTTTATTTTATAAATAGATGATAGGGTATTTTTTTGAATAGTATATTATCATTGATTTTTACCACCCGTGGTTGCACTTGGTGCTGTTCCACCTCCCAATAGTTTTTTAAATTCAGCAAGGAACGAAGGATCTTTCATTCTTTCATCCAACGTTCTATATATTTCCTCTCTAGTTTTACCATCGGCATTACCACTAACATCAATTTTCCAATTCATATTAACATCTGAAGTTGTTTTAACTTCTTTTGGCTTATCATAACTTGCTTTAAAATTATCTTGAACACTTTTTACCGCTTCCATAAAATAATTTTGTTGTTTTTCTTTTTGTTCCTGCTCAAATTTAACCATAGTTGATAGGAAATTATCTATAGCGGCAGATTCTCCCTTCTCATCACCTTTTATTTTAGCAGATATATAGTCCTCTACAGGTTGAGTGATTTGATTACCAACATCTCTAAAATCTTTGGTTCCTGTTTTTTCTGAATAAGTTTTAACAATACCTCTTTGCATTTCCATCGACGCATTGTATAATTTTTCAATTGGTTCACTTGTTGCAACACCAAATTTAGATGATGTTTCAACCCCACTTATTCCAGCGTTTATTTGTTGTAATTGAGTTAATTGGTCAACAGCTAGTTGTTCAATTGATTTTCCTTGTTCCGCTTGTGAATTTTTTAATTTTTCAATATCTTCAGGGGTTAGTTGGTCAACTTGTTTTAAGGTAACCTCACCAGTTTTTTCATCTTTAACGTTAATCGTAGCAACACCACCTTTCATTTGAGCCATTGACGCAATTAATTCTTTAGTTTCACTATCTCCTTCAGCAAAATTCGGCATTTTAATTTGTGACATTTTTTTATCAAAATCGGCAGCCTTAATTGACATTCCCGCCAATTCTTCGGCGGTCATACCCATAGCCTCAGCGACTTCCCTTAATCTTCTTTTTGACCCTGGCATTATTTCAAACTTACCTGTCTGCTCATTAAATTTGGTAAATTCTTTTGATATGTTTACAATTTCATTTTGTAAGGCTTGAGGGTCATTTTGAGCCATATCCATCGCTCTTAACGGATCTAGTAATCCACTACTTGTTACCCCTAATCTTTGTAGTGCGGCAGACATATCAATTGCCTTTTCAGGTGAGAACAAATCGTCCGCAATCTTAAATACTTTACCCATATCAATCCCTAATCGAGATGCTTGAGCCGCCATTTTAGCTAGCCCGTTAACACCTCCGTCGAAGTTGAACGTGTTTAATTTACCTAAATTCCCAACAACTCCCGCAGAAACCGCACTTACCGAAACACCAACACTTCTAGCGTAATTAGCAACTTCCTTCATTTGGTCACCAACATCATACATTGAGACACCAACATTTCTAAATTCTTGAGCTAACTTTCCAACGTCTTGACCTGACACTTTTGCCGCTGCGGACATTTCAACAATTGCTTCAGTCCCCAAACTAGCAGCACCGCCCATTTCTTTGGCGATCGCCCCATAATTTTCAGCAACCTTAGTTTGGTCAATACCCATCTTAACCAATTCAGGTGAAGCATCGGCAATAACTTGTTTAAATTCTTCAATCCTACCTCTTGCAACACCAAAACTATTTGCAACATCCTGAGCTTGTCCCTCCAATAATTGTATTGATCCATCTAAAGCCCCTTCACTAAGGAAAGAACTTGCGGCACTGGCTAACTTGCCAAAAATATTAGGTAATGAATCTATACCAATGGAATATTTTTTAATGTATTCGTCATTGGACTTTAGGGATTTTTCTTGGAAACTTTTTTGTTCCTTTTCCCATTTTTGATATTTATCGTATTCGGCTTTATCGACTTCTTTTTTATTCCGACCAATTCTATTACCAATTCCCATTGTAATTCTTTATCTTATAAATATTTTATTGTTTGTTTTGGGTTTCCTCAACAAACTTATTAATCAAATATTTTCTAGCATAAGTCGGTATTCTCATAAACTCTGAGTATTGAGTTCTGAAAATTTTAGAGAAATAATAAAATTCATCAAGAATTGTTATCTTATATTGCGAAGAAAGGCCGAAAAAACTCCACCCCAAAAGCAACATCGACTACTGCTTTTTCTCCTGACGGGGCGATAACTTCTTTTTTTAAATCTAATCTTGGTTCATTATCTAATACAAATTTTCTAATGAATTTAGAATCCCCAATCGGCATACTTTCCACAAATGTGGAAATATTAACTCTATCATCATTACCGTCAATACTAACAATATGTTTGTTTAATCTTGTGGTAATTGTCGGAGCAACTCTTTCAGAGGGATACGATTTAATGATTCTCTCAATTTCCATTCTATCAGCCAACGATAATAACTTTAAAGTTACTTTTCTTTTTGATACAGGTAATTCAGTGTTGAAGAATCCATTCTCGTCTACTTGGTGTTCTGTTTTTTTGTAATTTAATTCATCTAACATTATTGACGCAACAAAAGTTTCTTCTGTTTTCGGATCAACAAGTGTTAACCTATACTCAGGTCCAAACGCGGTATTTCTTAAGAAAAGTAATATAGCCTCAACATCTCCATCAAGAAGTTCTTCAGGTCTTAAATCTTTTTCATAAAGTTTGTTTCGCAATAAAGGTAAGATAATTGATTCGGTAATATTTTTTCTACCATCAAAATCTGAAAGGATATTTTCATCCACCGCAGTTAAGTAACCAACTTTAATTGATTTTTTCTTTGATTTGTAGAACACCCCTTGCGTTGGTAATTGTATTACATCGTGTGGGAGGCTAAACCCTTCTTGACCTGCTGCATATATATCTTGCTCCATAATAGTTTTTGTTTTAATAATAGTTGTGGCGAAGTTATAGTAAAGATAATTCTTTCTTAAGTTCTGATATGACCCATTCAGGTCTTTCATTTATATCTTTTTCCCAATATCTAAGTAATTTTATTCCGTGATTTTGACATAATTCATCTTTAAATAGATCATTTTTTTTTGTCATTTTTTGAGACTCGTATAACATTTCGGAATGTTTTGTATTGGGGTTGGAGTGGTAAAAATCTCCATCAACTTCTATTAATATGTCTTTGTTTTTAATTTTAAAATCAAATAATCTTTTTTTAAATTCAAATTGAATCTCAAATTCAACACCAATTAAATTTAACATCATTTCAAACTTAATTTCTAATTTAGTTTTTTTATTAGATTGTTTTGATTTTAACCACATAATTCTTTTATTTGATGAATTTTCTCTAAGTTGTGGGTTACCTTCGTATCTTTTCTTTTGAGTAATTGATAATTTACGTTTAGATTCCTCAGATTTTGGTTTTCCTTTTAATTTTTTAGATATTTTTTTACCTCTTTCTTTATTGTTTTTCAATTTATCCTTAATACCCTCAATTTTTTTTATTGTCTCCGGTGTTTTATCTTCCCACCAACCTTTATACTTTCCTTCTTCCCAATTTTTCTTTTGGGTCTTAATTGCCTTTTGATGAGTTTCAGGATTTTTGTGGTAATTATTTTTACCGGGTACTCTATTATGGTGTGATTGGACGAATTTAGAATACCCCTTAACTACCGATATAAAACTAGGTATTTCACCACAACCACACTCACATTTAGGTTTTACACCATTTAAAACGTAATTAAGATAAATTTTTTCAGAAGAAATATTATGTTTCTGAATGGAGTGTGACCTTAACGAATTAATGTTACCACATTCTTTTTGACATATTTTACAAATAAAAATTCCCATACATATAAATATATGGGAATTTACAATATTGTAAATGGTTAGGTATATTTTAGTAGTACCTAAAAAAAATCAATACACAAGGATACATCTATCCATTTGGATAGTAGAAGTGATTCCTGCAATGTTATCACTATTGTAAGCTAACGAACCTCCATCGTATCCTGTTAAGAAAGATCCTTCTAAAATCCATTTCTCAACAACAACTCCTGTTGGGTCTAACATCTCAAGGTCAACATTTTTCTTGTAACCAGCGGCATAACCCATACGTCCTGTAACTGACTCAGCACATAAACGAATCCATTCCATAACCGCTTGTGAAGCTGAAGGTCCGATCGGGTCACGGAATTTTACCGTAAGTGGTTCCCATTTAAATCTACCCGCAACAAATGTTGAAGTATTCAAGAATTCAATCTCTTTTGATGCGATAGTCATCTTAGGTCTTGCGAATGATTCAACATACCACTCATTAATACCAAGTGATGATGGAAATCTTAAAATCCATCGGTTTTCTCTTTTCGGTTCGTAAGGAATCGGCATTTTCATTAACAAATCAGCCATATCTATTTTTTTTTACTTTTGTTTTATTTTTTATTATAAATAGTATGAAATAAAAATTTTTCTATTTACTTCAAATATTTTTTGGGTTATACATTTACTAGGCCTAGAATTTATTAATATTTAGTTTTCTTTCCTTTAGTAGTATGATATATATCTAATCCTTCTTCATCACTAAAATGCTTCTTCATAGCTTGTACATTTCTTAAGTCATCATCTGAAAAGCCTACATTAGGTACAAAGTAATTACTTATCTTGTTTTTCATAAATGCCTTTTCTTGTAATTGTCTAGAAAGGTCTTGAACATAAGTCATAAATCCTTTCATTGCTTTTACTTTTGACTCTTCAGGGTTGGTAGCCGAACCTTCTCCGAAACTTACAGGGTGATATTTGTTCATATCTAAATAAGTTCTTACTAATTCGTCATCACTTAAATCTTCTTCATCTGCCAACTCTCGATATTTTCTTAAGTTTTTAACCAATTCTTTTTCACTTATTCCGTGTTTGTTTTTCTTGATTAAATTGTAAACCGCATTTTTAAGAACTGAAGGTGTGTGACCTCTAGCTGTGATAATTGAGAATATTGATCCGTTATTAACCGCCTCAACAAAATCACTCCATGCAGGACCTGTAGGAGCTTTCATCGCGTCCTTTAAGAACTGATTATCACCCGGGACATTAAAGTCCCTAAAAGGGTTCTCATCGAACGATACGATAGTGTGTCCTTCATACTCAAAAGGTTCTTTACCGATTTCGGTTCTATACTCTGCAAAATCTTCCGTCGACATACCAACACTTTTTCCTTTATCGTCTTTAAGATAAATTTTAGTTGGCATATACATTAGATTATCATCCCAGTCAAAAGCATAATACTTCATTGTAGGTTTCATTTGATCGTGAATGATCTCAGATATAACTTCTCTAACAATTTTTTTGTAATTCATATTAATAAATATCACCATAAATAAAAAAAGGGGAACTTTCGTCCCCCTTTGTATTTGAATAATAAACCATCTTATATATTCTCAAACGATGCTCCTGTTGGAGTAATGTAGAATGTGATGTCGATGAACTCAAGAGATCTTGTAGGTTTGATGTAAATCTTACCTGTCAATTGATTTCTATCAATATCCTCAGGACTTGAAGAAACCGTTACTCTAAAGTCGTAAAGACCTCTATCTCTTCTGATTGCATCTAAGATTGGATTCACCGCGTTTAAGAAGTCCTGTCTTACTTGTGCGTCGTTTTGTTCAAACAATAATCTTACAGACACCGCTGAAATTAATTTACGAGCTTGTAATAACAATCTTCTAACGTTGATTCTATCAAGTGCAGATTCTCTAACTTGAAGAGTTTTATTACCCCAAATTACCGTACCAACATCAGAGAAGGTTGCGATTGGGTTAATTCTACCAACATATAGAATGTCTCTATCTTCTTGAGTTAACTTCTTACGAGCTTTAACACAATTAACAATACCACGAGTGTAACCTGCCGCCGCGAACCAAGGGAATGCGATGTTATCGGTTAACGCCAAGTTTCTTGTTACCTCAGCCGTTGGTGGAATATAGATTTGAGTGTTGTTAACGCTGTCACGAGTTAATACCCAAGGGTAGTAAGTTGCCGTGTAGTTAGAGTCAATACCTGTGTTATCTAAATTATCAACCGCTTCTGTTGGGTAAATAAATCCGTCAATACCTGTTGTTGTTGGTAAATACAAATCATAATCAGGAGTTGTACACACATAAAGTGAATCCGCTCTACTGAATTCGATCATATTAATTGCCGACTCAACCAAGTTACTATTATTAACATAATCAATACCAGGGGTAACGAATACATTAATGTTTGTTGCCTCAGGGTTAGCGAATGTTTGTTGACCCAATAGGTATGCGTAATAATCTGAATTCGCCCAATTCTGAGTACCATCACCAAGAGAAATCTGTTTAAATGCTCCCCATCCTGTTGCGTTAGGGTATCTAGTTGATGGACAAGATCCACGTAAGAACCCTCTTCTACCGATTTCGAATTCGTCCGTGTTAGTTCTCCACTCTCTATAGATGTCCCATCCGTCAAATCCACCTTGTACTAAGAATGTAAATTTACGTGCGAATAATCTGTAGTAAGCATTTGTTGGTAATTCAGGATCTGTAATGAACGGTGAGTTACCACAAATAAATCTTGTTTGACCACTTGTTGAGAACTCAGGTCCGATTGTTAATCCACTAGCGTTAACATCCATATGGAAACCTGCTGACCTGTAATTAAATGGTAAACCATCTATATCACAAGTGTTGTTTGGATTTCTCTTACCAACATACTCGAAGTAAGCCGGATCCCATCCAAGGCTATTAGATATACCTAAGTATGTTCTTCTTACATTGTCTCCTGGGCTAATTAAAGCATCATCGTTACCTGTTGATAAACCAAATGGTGGGTTATAAATAACTTCACCAGGGAAATCGTATTTACCTTTAATGATTGGGAATGGTGAGTTAGCTCCCGCATAATTTCTAAAATTAAATCCATTAAATCCACAAGGAAGTGAATCGATAGGTGCGTCCTCATTCATTTCAACCATAACATATTTAGAATTCAATATGTATTCTCCGTCTAATGTTCCGATTTTATTACCGATAAAGTTATTTTGTCCCGGATCCATCGTACAATTAGTGTATTTCTCAATAACCACTGGATTTGCATCGGTATCAAAATAATCACGAATTAATACGTCAAACGTTAAGTTGTTGTATGTTTGATTAATAATCGATATTTTAACTAATGTGTTTGCCGCATCACCATCAGAAACTGTATAGAATCTAAATAAGTCATAAACTTTATTACCTCTTAATTCAGATACAACCCAAGGTGAGTTAGGTGTTTGCCATCTGTCTAAGTACCACCCAATTGAATTAGGGTCACCGCTTTGAGCAGAATCTAATTCAATAAACTCAGAGTTTAATCCTCTAATGTATCCTTTTTTCCAAGAATAATTTAAGAATGATTGGAATACTTCTTCCGCAAATATTGGAACCTCAATTCTTGGTTTTTGGAAGTTACTAACTCCAAACACTTTTGTGATATACTCAGGATCATTTTGTGTTAATGATGTTTCAAACGTAAAGTTTGTTCCAAATTTATCTTTTGCATTTACCGCAAATGTTAAATAAGGGTTCTTAAGAACACCAGAATATTGTCCTGTCATATCTAAAGAAACATCTGTTACACCCGTAACTGAATACATTGGGTTTGTGTCTGTGGTATAAGTTGATAAACCTCTTGATCTTAAAGTTGCAACAACTACGTTATCGTAATCAACATAAGATGTCCCCGTGTAGTAATAAATTTTACCCACAACCGTACCTGAATAACAATCAATATTAACCGGTGTTGGTGTTGGTGTTGGTGAAGTAAAAGGTGATGGGGTAATACAAGGGTTAACAAATGATGGTGTTGGTGTCGGTGTTGCCGACGCTTGAGGAGTTGATGTTGGGTTAGGGTAGTAAGCCGTTAAACCTGACACATATGTAAAGAATGAATAACCTGAATAATTTGTATTACCAGTGTTAGCAAATAATGCGTAGTACCAAGAGTCATTTAATGATGACATAAGATCAGTTGCATCCAACGAAACTGAAGGGACTTCGAATACGTTTGTTTCTGCCGTCCAACCAGCACCATTTAATGTGTTGTAGTCATCTGTATCGATAGAACCAAAATATGCGATTTGTTCGTCTTCAGCGGTGTACGGATTATCACTTGTAATTACACCAAATATCAAACTATTAATTTGAGCTTCTAATGTTGATGTGTCCCCATTAAATTCTTCATATTGTTGTGCAAGAATATCCTCTATAATTGAAGGGAATGATCCGTTATATCCGATCGTTTGTTCTCCATTAGTACAAGCCGTAAATGGTACTGAGAATGATAATACTTTAGGTGTCACACAAGTTGTAACACAAGTATCAAAATCAGTTACAGAACTTAAACACCATTGATTGATTGTTGCAGGATTAACGTTTGCAACCGTTGTTATTGACCAAGATGGTCCCGCATCATAACCAGATAAACCTAATATTCTAGTTACAAACAATTGGTTAGATTGTTGTAAATATGCTTTTGCGATGTAGGCCGCTTCGTATTTAGGGATCTGAGTATTAACAAATTTTTCAGGTGAAGTCCCACCAAATACGGTTTGGAATTCATCGAAACTTGTAATAAAGATCGGTTCGAAAGCAGGACCTATTAAAGTCTCACCTGCAATACCTAATGTAGTTACCCCAACGCTTTGTGCTACAAAACTTAAGTCAACTTCAGAAGTATATACACCAGGAGAAACAAAAACCTTACTGTTTGTTGCCATAATTTAAAAATGTCTTTTACTTATTTATTTACCTATAAATATTATAGAAAAAAGGAAAAACTTTACATTATAGAAAGTATTTATATTTTGGTATGATTTTATTCTGCCTTTTTTCTGCCCTATGGATAAAGATATTAAGAAGATAAAAAATTTAAAAATTTCAATCGAATCTCACGAAACACTAAAGAAGTATTGTGATAAGAGGGGAATTAAAATGTATAAGTTTTTAGAGAACCTTATTTTTGAAAAATGTAAGGAGAAAAAAGATATATACGGGGAAGATTAAACTAAGAACTGAGAGTAGGAAACACTACCATCTAACAATGGATCTTGTTTGACAACATCAATTCTTAAAGTATCCCCATTATTAATCTGAATTCTGTTTACGTCATCACCATAATATTGGTCGTTTATATAAACTGAATATGAGTCCAAATTTACGGAGTCCTCAAATAATAAATCACATTCATATTCAAAATAAAATTCTTGAGTTGTATTACCAACGTAAGATAATGTAATAACTTCAGGTTGAATGGGAGATTGTTTCTTTTGTGGACCTTTAGCCGGTCTTTGATCAAGTTCGTACATTTGGAACGTTCTTGATAATGCAGGGTAAACCTCAAACTCATCCTCATCAATTAAGAACCCCATCATTGTGAATTCGTATTTTTGGATATAATATTTTCTTTTCTCTAAATCTAATGAAGATTCATCTGACATACCATCATTAATGATTGGAATGTAATGTCCTTTAATTGTTTGGTACGCTTGTCTTGATGCGAACGTCTCCATTATTCTTTTATTAAGAGTATTGGCTTCCCTCATTCTATTACACACAATTGCCACCGTGTATTTTATATCAACAGGAACTGGTTGAGGTATTTTATAAATATCGGCACCAACTCTATTCCCATCCCAAGTTGGGACTTCCATATAGTAATACATTCTTCTATTTGGTATATTATACATAACCGCAGGGTTATTACCATATTTCACTTCAGGGTTTCTAATTACCGTAATAAAAGGGGGTTCGATATTTTTATCAATGTTTTGTATGTCCCACGTTTGGACAAATTGAGACCAGTTTTGAGTTGTTACCAAAATATCAACAACAGGAATTGTTTTACCTTCTGACGAAATTTTAAGAGTTCCTTTAACAAAATCTAAAAATCCCCCATCTAAATCGGCATGAAGTAATGACTTAGGAAGGTAAGTTCCGTCCTTAGTTATCATATCTTTAATTTCTTCCCTTCTCGGTAAAAGAGTTTTAGGGTAGTTCAAAGGTATGAATGGTTTAACTGATTTCTTTGGTAGTCCCATTATAATCCTCTAAATTCATTTGGTCCAACAGGAGCCGCTATTATTGTTCTATAAAAGGGTTTGAAGCCTTTATATGTGTGTTTTAAATCCGAAACTACACGACCATCATTAACGACCGTATAATATCTAACAAAATTTTCTTTATCGTAATATCCAATGTAATCCCCAAAATCAATATCGATATCTAAATCCTCTAATGTTTTTAAATAAACTGACATTGTAATATTTCCGGGTTCCATCTGATCCATTCTTGTTGATCCCAAAAATTTATTATCGGGAGCCGCAATCCCAACGTAAGCATTAAACTCAACGGGAGGTAAAAATTTAATACCATCCTGAACTACTTCCCCATAGACATCGTCGGTTTTAATTTTGTTCTTATCAACCCTATAAAGGACACAAGTGAAATTCATATCACCGATAAGCCATTCTTGACCCATCCCAATTTCTAACTCAAAATCACGATCTCCAAAAAATTTACCCAATCTACTTATAGGAACACTACTTTGCATAATACGTTTTTCTTGATAAATATTCTTTTTATTGTTATTTTTATTAAAAAGATATTTTGGAGAATACTAAATCACTTATTGAACATAAGGCGTTGGATTTGCTCGACACCTATAGTGGTGCGAATAACTATATACTTTATTTAAAAAATAAGAAGGAAGTATCAAGTAAATTTTACCCAACAAGAACTCAAGCAGATTACATTACGACGTATTACGACACAACACCTAAGGTGGCTCGAAAGTGGGTTGAGTTGGATTCTTACTTTGCTAAAAAGTTTTCAGAAGAAAGATATCTACTACAAGTCCCCGAACAAATATTCATAGAAAAACTTTTGGTTGAGAAAGAAAAGTCGTATCATATTTGGGGTAAATTTTTTGATAACGATAAGTTAAGTGAGTTTTGGGTTCCAAAATCGGCACTCATTAAAACCCACAAGATAGAAAAAGTTGAGATTGATTATTCAAAGTACTCTCACCGACCACCGTTAGATCATCAAAGGATTGCGATTGAAAAATTGGCGGGGTCAAAAAGATTTATTTTGGCTGATGATATGGGTCTTGGTAAAACAACATCAACAATTATTGCCGCGTTAGAGACGGGTGTTAAAAAAATATTAATTGTTTGTCCCGCGTCTTTAAAGATTAACTGGCAAAGAGAGATTGAGAATTATTCTGACCGATCTGTTTTTATTGCGGAAGGAAAGAAATTCTCAACAGAATCCGATTTTGTGATTATGAATTACGATATTCTAAAGAATTTCTACGATTCAGACCCAAAGAAAAAAGATGAATCACTTTTATTACAAAGTAATTTTGATCTCGTTATTTTAGATGAAGCACATATGATTTCAAATGTTCAGGCTCAAAGAACAAAAATAATTAATAGTTTTGCAAAAAAAATAGATAGAGTTTGGTTATTAACGGGAACTCCTATGACATCTCGACCTATGAACTATTACAACTTACTAAACTTAATTGAGAGTCCTGTTGCTCAAAATTGGAAAGCTTATGCGATTCGTTATTGTCAAGGGTTTCAGTTTACAGCAGGTAAAAGAAAAGTATGGAATGTAACGGGGGCATCGAATCTTGAGGAATTACGTGATAGAACCTCGAAACAAATTCTTCGCCGTTTGAAGGAGGATGTTTTAGATTTACCCGATAAAATCATCAGTCCTGTTTATTTAAGGTTGAAATCCAAAGAATATGAAGAACTTATGGGTGAATACTTTGATTGGTACGATAAAAATCCCGATGAATCGTCTTCACTTACGGTTCAGTTTTCAAAGTTAATGAAAGTTAGAAAAGTGATTGCAAATGAAAAAGCAAAACCAACAATCGATTTTGCGGAGAATATTTTAGATCAAGGAAAGAAGGTAATTATATTCACCAACTTTACGGACACACTCCAAACAATCTATCAACATTTCGGTAAACAAGCCGTTTATCTTGATGGTAGTTGTTCTAACGCAATGAGACAACAGGCTGTTGACCAGTTCCAAAACGACGACAAGATAAAGGTATTTGTTGGTAACTTAAAAGCTGCAGGTGTTGGTTTAACATTAACAGCCGCTGAGGTTGTTATTATGAATGACTTATCTTTTGTACCTGCAGAACACGCACAAGCTGAGGACAGAGCATATCGTTATGGTCAGAAATCAAATGTATTGGTTTATTATCCGTTATTCGAAAATACCATTGAGGGTGCGATTTATGATATCCTTAATCGTAAGAAAGAAATAATTAGAACCGTAATGGGTGATGGGGTTATTGAAAGTACTGGTGATGTGGCGGAAGAAATCCTTAAACTTATAAACAAGAGAAGGTAATCCTTTTTAGTGTTGGGGATATTTATTTGTAATGAGAGTTTCAATCAAACACGTAAATTGCGATATGTCTAAGGAAGATAAAGATCTTGCTAAAAAATTTATTGCTTTTTTACAAACCAAATACCCTTTAAAGAATGATTTAAAAGTTACTTTTTTAAGCGATAGAAAAGGTGAAATGTCCACAGGTAGTAGAACAATGGATTCCGAATTAAAAATCTTATCTAAAGGGAGACTTAATAGGGATGTATTGAGAACTTTGGCTCACGAGTGGGTACACGAACACCAAATGAAAATTCTTAAAAGACAAGTTGGTCCTGATATTGGAGGGAAGAATGAAGACGAAGCAAATGCGTTTGCTGGTCAATTAATTAAAATGTTTGAGAAAAAACACCCCGAGATACAAGAGTTAATGTTTGAGAGTAGAGGTATTGAAAAAAGGTTGATGATTATTAACGAACAACTTTTAATAACCGAGAAACAAACAATTAAGGAAAACTTAATAGTTGAAATGAAAAAAATCGGGATTGAGAAATTACCTTACTCGTACTCATCACTTAAGAGATTCATTGATTCAAAAACTATGGATATCCACTACAACAAACATTACAAAGGTTATGTGGATAAATTAAACAAATCACTTAAAGACAAAGAAGGTGATATGGATCTTGAGGAGATTATTAAATCCATTGGTAAATTTGACGATAAGGTTAGGAATAATGCGGGCGGATCTTTTAACCACGCTTTGTTTTGGAAAATGCTATCCCCGAAGAAACAATTACCGAAAGGTGAAATATTAAAAAAGATAACATCTGATTTTGGAAACATAAAAAAGATGAAGGATGAATTTAACGAAGCGGCTAAAGATCGTTTTGGATCTGGTTGGGCTTGGTTATATCTTGCAAAGGATGGTAAGTTAAAAATTATGTCCACACCAAATCAAGATAATCCTTTAATGGGTATCGTTAAAGGTGGTGGTTATCCACTTCTTGGTCTTGATGTTTGGGAACACGCTTATTATCTAAAATACCAAAACAAAAGAGACGAATATATTAAAAAGTTTTGGGACGTTGTAAATTGGGAATTTGTTAATGACCTTTTTATTAAAAGAACTTCTAAGAAAAAATTAAATGAATCAACATTAATTAATGAGATTGCACCAAGAAGACACTCAAAAATAGATTACTTATGTAAACAATCTAAAACGGAAGAATCTCAATATTGTCAGTTAAAAAAATTTAGAGATAATTTAAATGATGATTACCTTAAACGAGAACTTGAACATTCAATCTTTATTTTAGATGGGTTTTTTGCTAAGAAGAACGTTGGTACATTTCCTGTCATTATAAAATTGGCGTTACAGAACCAAGAAAGAACCGTAAACTTTTTAGAATTAATTTCTGACTTTATTGTTGATAAAAATTATGAAGATAATGAAGTTAAAAAAATCCTAAACAGACAAAGATATTCAAGTACGGTTCCGGATAACTTAGAGGGTTTATTAGCATACGCAAGGCAAAAAGAACATAGTAAGTATGAAGAAAAATTTACCGGAAAGTTCTTCAAGAAAAAACAAACTAAACTACAATTGGATTATAAATGTTCTGACAACGCAAAAGAAAAATTAATCGATGTAATTAAAAAAGTTCATTCAGGAGAAGAAGCGATAGACATTCAAGCGGATAAAATAATATCGTGTTTAACAAAATCGTTTAAAAGTGGAACATATTACGTTAAGGCGGACTTAATTTCAAAACAAGATCTTAAAGACGAAGATGGTAAAGTAATATTCCCATCAAACTCATATTTTGAAGTTAAGAAGATGGATCCATTCATCGATAGTTACTTATCTGAATTTTTCTCAATATTTAAACAGAGTTCACTAGCTCCCGAAAAACAAATTTATATCGACCCATATAATCAATTAATTGATAAACTATATGTTTGGTTGCTTAACAATTCAGGTGCCGATGAGTATTTAGAAAAAGTAAAACAAAAGATGTCAGGTATTATTTATGAGGGAGATTTTATTATCCCTATAGAATATATTGATTTGTATTGGTCCAATAAAGGTCAAAGAGGTTGTGACGAAAAAAGGCTATCAATTCGTTTTAGAATAAAACCTGAATATAGCTCCATTAAAGGATATATCTTTAAGGATAAAGATACTCTTGTAACAAAAGAATTACCGGTTAAAACAACCCAAAGAGAAAAGATCGTTTGTCCTACAAATGAATAAAGTTATTATGTAGGATATTTATAGAGAAAAAACTCTATGGCAATTATCAACGAACCAGAAAGAAGTCAATTCTACCAAAAAGTAAGACATTTATTAGGAGCACCTTTAAGATCGGTGGAGTTAGAAGATGAAATGATGGATACCCTATTGGAGTATTCTATTGACGATTATTCCCAATACGTTCAAGATTGGTTAATTGAATCTCAATGGACGACTTTAAATAATTTAAATTTAGAAACTCAATCTTTATCTCGAGCTTTCATCACGAAAAGTTTAGATTTCGAAACTAGATACACTTACGCATATTCTAAAATTGTTGGTCTGCAGGCCGGTGGTGATTGGGAAATTAAAAAAGATTACATACAATTAGTACCTAATCAACAAATTTATGAGATACCAGCTGGTCGTGAAATAAATGAAGTTTTATGGTTTACACCATCAACTTTAAATACGACAATGTTTGGTATCGGTGGATTTGCCGGTGTTGGGGTAGGAACTGGTTTAGGTGGGGGTGGAGGACTCGCACAAGTTGGTAATATGGCAGGAAGTTATTATTTAACACCAGCGTTTGATATGTTACTTAGAATGCAAGAAGTAAACATACAACGAAGAATGTTTGCGGGAGAGTTAACATATTATATTACAGCACTTCCAGGTGGTAAAAAGGCGTTACACCTTTTAAATACACCTGGCGGTAAATTCGATTTCGGTAATGCGGAATTATCTAAAGGTCAAGTTTGGTATTGGTATTATGACACATCACAAGGGGATAGAGATAAATGTTTAGCAGATAATCCTGATATTGTCTTATTACCATCGGATGTTCCTTTTAATAAAATCAGTTGGGATAGGCTTAATAATCCGGCTCAGATATGGGTCAGAAGATGGTTTACCGCTTATTGTAAAGAAACACTATCAAGAGTTCGTGGTAAGTTTAGTGGTAACTTAAAGGCTCCTGATGGAGATCTAACTATGGATTATACGTCTTTGGCAACAGAAGCAAAAGATGAAAAAACAAAATTAATCGATGAACTAATAGGTGCTGAAGGAAGATTAACAAGACTTCGTCCTGAAAAAGTTATGGAAAGAGAAGCGTTACTCGCAGAAAACTTAAATAAGTCACTTAAGTTTAGAGCGATGCCAAGACAAATATATGTAATTTAATTTTATGGGAGTACTAAGAGAAAGACCAATAAGAAAAACCGTATTAAGAGGTAATAGATCATTAAGTATCGATACTTTTGAAACCGTAATTGTGAGTGATGAATTTTACTCAACAAGAGGTGAATTGTTAATCGTTGTAAGAGATGTCAGTCATTGTAAAATTAAACTTGATTCTACAATGACCGACAAAATTAAAATTAAAACTTTAACAAATTGTGTTATTGTTCCTGATATGGGAAGAATTGATGACGACTGGGATGAAATATCAGTTGGTCGTGGTGCTTGTGTTGAATTACAAAATGTTGGTGGAGTGTGGTATATCCTATCATCTGACGGACTTAAGATGGGATAACACGTTAAACGTGATGTTCCCATCCTTCTTCAGCCAATTCATACATATAGTCAGGATTAATACCTACCGATTCCCAAAAATCAACCTCACCTTGTTCCATCTTAATTAAGTTTTCATAAACATCATCCTGATCGCCAGGACTAAATGGTTTACCATTAATCAATTTACATTGGTCCGTAGTGTAAAAACCTCTATCTTCAGGATCTTTTACCAATAACGTATCCCTAACCTCATCATCAAAAACAATTAACAAAGGCTCAACACGTTTATTAAATGTTGCAATTGCTCTTTGGATATTGTACTCACCTAACATCTCAGGATTGTTCTCTAAATCTGACGGATCAATACGATAACAATTTAATTCAATGTGAGACCCGAGAACGGGCATCTTACCGTGAGTTGCGAAGTACGCGTCCTTATCTTTCTTAGACATTTTTTCATTAACTTTCTGAACGTCTCCGTGAGATGCTTTAGTCCCATTATTAACATAAAGAATCATATCACCAAGGTTTGACTGAATCTTATCTCTAATAATAAGTTCCATATGTGCCATTCGTGAATTAAGATTACCCGCTTTAGTTGTTTGTTTACTACGTTTAATGTAATCCTCAACACTTAACTTAACTTTTGATTTAGATGCAATCTCAGCCAACGGAACTCTTTGATCAAATATCTTTTGTATATATTCATAATACCACTCAATAAATTCTTTACCCTCACCTTTAAGTAATTGTTTTACTCCTTTATCTAAGAATTTCTCAATGTACTTTGGCATCTTTTTAGATTTAATACTATTACCTGTTAATTTGATTTTACCATTGTGTTCCATAGTTGCATAGTTCTTACGAGCTAAGTTAATACACGAATCCCAAGTTCCATCACAATCAAGTCCCATCTCACCTTTCATAAAGATGTCATTAAACTCTGCAACATCAGCATCATAACCACGATACTCCTTACCCTCTTTAACTAACCAATTTAATCCTTTACCGATATAAACTCTATCATCAACACCTTCAGGTGGTAAGGAGAAGTTCATACCATCGGTGTCACACACCAAAGGACTATAACCTCTCTTCTCAAAGAACTTTAACATCTGTCTAAGATATTGTCTACCCGTACAAGTAATCTGTTCACCCATATCGATATCTCCCCAAGGGAATACGTGTGGTGCTGATAACGATCCGAAGAATGCGTTGATAAAGATCTTAATTGGTAATTGCTTACGATCAAAAGATGTGGATTTCTTTTTATCAATGTCCTTATATTCCGCAGCCAAATTCTTATACATAATACGAGAGTTACGGAAGTAAGTTAACAATCCTTTCATCGCTCCCGTTATATCACACTCAGGGAACACGTCGTGAACTAACTGAATAGATGGGTATAATGAAGAGTAGTCAAGTTTTAATACGTCCTTAGAGTATCCTACTTTAAGTAATCGTGATAGACCACCGACGAAGTTTCTTTTTTCCTCTTTCTTAGGAACCGCTAATCCATTCTTGTAAGACCAAGCCAACATTACCATTTTCCATAATGTTGCAGTACCCATCGTGGATGCTCTCTCATATGTTGTTGGAACCAAAGATGCCAATAGAAACGTTGCTTGGTTGAACTCGTCATCCACAATCAACGTTTCGTCAAGGTCATCGTCAAGATAACGCTCAACTATGTCGTCCCCTGTTGTCTTTATGTATATACTTGGGTGTCTCCCACATACGTCATCAACATTTGAGTCAACACCAACTTTTTTGTATTTACCATTTTGTATGTTTAACCAATATTCTTCTTTCTTGGCGTACATAGGTCCAATACTTGTGTGGTCAATATAAATACGATCTTTAGCTTCGGCATCAATATACTTGGTAATATACTTCAAACCGGCTTCTTTAATACTTGAGTTGATTGCTTGTGCTCTACGAACTGAGTGAATGATATCGATTACATTGTATCCCCACATTTGGACTTGATTAAATCTCTCAACCTCATTTGCCAACTTCAACATCGATTCTTTCTGTGAAATTGTTTTCTGAGCGTTCATTGAGATTGCAATCTTTTTAATGTCCAAGTTCAAAGCCTTACATCTTTCAAAGATCCAAAACCAGTCAAAGTTCGCTGAATTATAACCCGAAATAATTGATGGTTTGATTTCATCTATGATTCTAAAAAATTCAACAAGACCTTTTCTTTCCTCATCGGCGTCCTTACACTCAATAACTTTCATAAAACCTTTATTGGTTTTCATTCCAATCATAAAGATACGACCGTCTTTCGGTTCCAACGCGGTCGTCTCAAGGTCAAATACAAATCTCGTAATGTCGTTGTATTCCTCAAATCCTTTGAATAATCTTTTCTCTTTTGATACCAAGTATTGTTCTACGGGAGATAATAACATTATTCTATCTTTAGCTCTCTCACTCCAAGGGTCTAAACCTCCATCACGAAAAAACTGAATAAGTGCTCGGTATCCTTTCATTGATTTAACAAGGAACGTTAAACCATTTTCTAATCGTTCATTACCATCAGTTCTTAACTTTTCGATAATGATTCCGTGTTTTGACATTGCCTCCTTTTGTAGTCCTTTGGACCCAGAGTAAAAGTTGAGACCACGAAGATCACCAACCCAAGCAAATGCAATGAGGGTGTCCCTATTGATTGATTTTCCTTTGCCAGGAACTTCTTTGATTTTATAAATGTGGTCGGAGATGTAATCGTATTCGATTGCTACGATGTGTTCCTCAGGGTCATTACCCTCTAGGAAATTCTTAATTTCTTCTTGTGATATCATACTATTTACGGTTGGTTTATTTACTGCCGAATTTGGTCGACATTTACCTTCGTAGATAAATATAAGTTAAAGAAATTGGGATATCAACATAGGGATGCGGAATTTTGTAAAACCCCGTTTGTGAATTGAATTAGGTTAAATGATCCTTCTGTCCACATTATAAAATACCCTGTGTCGTTAGTTGGATAACAAGTTGTTTCATTTTCGAACGCTAACGACCCTACGGTTGGTCCGTTCACATTAAAGTATCTGTCGTAATAACCATTGTAAGTACAATCTGTATTTCTTAAACATTCTAAAACATAACACGCAAGTTCTAAATTCTGACTAAAGTTACCTTGCTCAACCGTACTATAAATTAATTGTTCGTATCTTGGGTGAATACAAATAGGTTGGTTTGGCGTTTGAGTCGGAGTTGGGGTAGGAGTTGGTGTTGATGTTGACGATGGTGATGGTGTCGGACTAATTACCGGATCAGGTGTTGACGTTGGTGTTGGAGAAGGGAATGGAGTTGTACAACAATTATATTCCAAAACATAACAAGGATTATAAGGTAAGTCATCGGCAATGTAACTCTCAACAATATTAATAAAAAGAGGTTCCCTAATTGGTAAAACCAATGTTCCCGTCTCATTAATAAATAAAAATTGACCTTCGTATCTACCAGGTTTACTTGTGTCTAAACCATTGAATCTGTAGTACACGTAATATTCGGGACTTGCGTTAGGATCCATTTCTAATTTCTCCACAAACCCTGCGGACTTCGTATTGATCTTTGGAATTCCAGTTTCTGTATTTACCATCGAAAAAAAGATACTAGACGTTTCAATGAACTTCATCATTGAGTTGTAGTCCTGTATCCCTTCATTCACAATTTGCATTTTTAATAAAGGAAGTGTTGCGTTCTGTGCGATAGTAAAATCCATCTATTCTTTTATCTATAAATATAAGGAAACTGAAAGTTGGTATTAACAAGAACCATTATCAGTTTTAGTTATGTATGGTTGTGGAACATACGTTGAAACGCATAAAGTAGTACTTTGATTATAATTAAGTGTCACCCCACTATAACGGCCCTCACAATTGTAAATTACAAACGAGTATGGTACATCTTCAGTTTTAGTAAATGTCATACTATTACAAGGTATTGGGGTACCGCACTCATAACTATTTATTACTTGACAATAATTATTTGTATAAAAATTATACGGTCCAACACATATTATTGTACTTGGATCATATGGGACACCATTTCTTAACATAATCTTAAAGAACCCGTGATTAATACTGAAAGCGGTGGTCGTAAATTCAGGACTTGAGTATAATGTTTGACCTATTGGTAGGTAATTAAGTTCAGGTGTGTACGCCGTTTTCCACTCATCAGTTTTCGCACAAGCATCCTCATAATCGGCAACACCTGTACTAAGAACCCATTCGGTGTAACCTATTGGTTGTGGTATTGTTGTGCTAGTTGTTGTCGGACCTGTAGTGCTAGTTGTGGTTGTTGGTATGTTAGTTGTTGAAGTTGTTGTTGGTGATGGACCTGGACCTGGATTTATCCCACCTGACCCAAAACAACACGGATAATCAATTACATAACAACTTGCATATTCCATATCGTCAATAATAAAACTATCCGTAACATTAATATATATATCTTCATTTAGTGGGAGAACTAAAACTCCTGTATTATTTCTAAATAAAAACTGACCTTTGTATCTACCAACTTGTCTTGTATCAAAAGGTGTGAATTGATAGTAAACGTAATATTCTGTAGTATCACTTATATCTAATTGTGGCTTTGCCATTAAACCAGCCGGTCTTGATGTTATTTTTGGAATGTCGTTCTCCGTATTTACCATAGAAAAAAATATGTCAGTCTCAGATAAAAACTGCATAGATCTATCGTAATCACTTCTTCCGTCTTTGATTACATTTATTTTTAGTGTTGGAAGTGTTGCGTTTTTCTTGATAAAAAATTCCATTTAACCTTTTATCAATAAATACTACGATTAGAATTCTTTTCTTGAACTTCCCTCATAGAAATCAAATCTATTATGTTCCGTCGGTGTCATCAATAAAACACCAGCACTAACCCTACCATTAACCATTTGTTTATAACAATGAGACATCAATGTTTGCTCATAAGGATAATCAAATTTAGTTTCGATATAACATTTATAATTACCTTCACGAGACAAAATGATTGGCCAATTAGATAAATATACCTCACCCGTTGCGTATGGAACACCTTCGTGTGATTTTATATGTTTAAATTCTAAATTTGGGACATTTGGGCTTTCCCCGTGATGGGCTAAATTTTGATTAAACGGCCAGTGATTCTTCCTAAACTCTTGGTCAACATTATACCAAGACCATTGTTTTTCGTGACTACCATAAAATTCTGTAAAATTTAATTTAAGATAATCAAATTGTTCTTTTCTTATAATTTGTAGGACTTTCTTAAATAATTTTTTTGTATTTCGGTTAAATCCATTTTTACAAGTTTGATCCACACCATTATAGAAAAACATATCATCCTCAAAAAATATGTAATAATCCATTTCCGTTTTATCAAAGTGTTCCGCAATAAAAACTCTACCACCTGTGATACCAATATTATCTTTTTTGATGTGCTCAAAACCATATTGGTTACATAATCTTTCGTATTCCGGTGTTGTGGATAAGTCCGTTGAGTTATTTAGTAAAAACTTTTTTGTTTTAACAATAAAATCCATATCATAATCCATCATAGAATTAATTAATGTCTCAAATTGTTTTGGACTATTGTATGTAATAACGTATAGACCAACCTCACCATTTGTTTTAACCTCAACTTTTTTACCGTTAGACATTGTTTTAACTTGGGCGGAGTCGTTCTTAACATCCTCAAAAAACCTATACATTAACCCATCTTGATTAATCTCAACATACTCAGTTAAGGTTGGATTATTATATAGTAATATTGAAAATAAACTTTCTTCTGTTCCCATTAAACCCTTACTTAATGTTGTTTTCATTAAGTCGTAGTACAATGTGTTAATTTGTCTAATAGATTCTTTTGTTCCACCAAAAAAACCTCCACGAGCAACTTTATCTACCCTAACATTTGTTATTTGAGTCATCTTATCAATATCAAACCCGTGTATTTCTCGATCGGCATGGTATGGAAAACAAACAAATGTGAAATTATCAAACAACTTGTCTATCTTATCAAGAACATTATCGTGAGTGAAGTAACCCATATTTACCGTATTTGATAATCCAGCGTCAATCCAATATAATTTATCAGAATCAAATTTATCCATAAGTAATGCGTCGTGTAACAAATACATTTTTGACATAACTAATGGGTTATACATCTCTAACCTTGCTTGAGTGGAGTCCTTTAACCAACCAGCAAGATTAAACCATTTTGGGTTATTTCTTATTTGTTGTATCTGACCGTAAAACTCATTACTTTTAAACCATTCTAAATCTCTTAAAATAAATTGAGTTTTATCATTACTCCTTCTTTCTTTTACAAATAACTCTAGTTCACGATCACCAAATATTATCATATTACAATCAACCTCAAGAAGTTGACTAAATTTATTTAAATAATGATCGAATGATCTAGACCAACCCTCAGTAAGGTCTCCTCTACCTATGTCCCATAAACCGGTGACTAATGTAATTTTATGATCACTCATAGTTAATATTAAATTTTGTTTATATATAATTTTTGTCTCCCATCAAATAACAAGTAATAACCTAACTCTAATAAATGTGGGGATAAAAACGCATCTTTACCCTCCCCTTCGATATTGAAGTCGGTATCGTCAATTAGAATTAAATGAACGTCAGCTAATTTATCTTTAGCGGTAATAAAAGACTCGAGATGTTTTTCTCTATATTCATAGGTACCTGTATCCCAACCATCTAAAAATAAAACATCAATTGTTTTATCAAAGTTACTTAAAAACTCAATACCATCTTCAGGTATGTGAAGGTGTAAATTGTTAGGAAACGGTATTCTAATGTTACCAAATGACCACTCAGCCTGAGTTTTACAATTAGGGTCTATATCGCACGAATAAACTTCAAACCCCTCTAATGACCAAATTATACCACCGTGACCATCGGCACAACACGGAGGGGACACAAAAGGATCCATATTACCATTATAATAATCTAAACATTTTTGAGATAACGCAAATCTTGTTGATCCTATCTCAACAACCGTCTTCATATTCAGAACCCGAGCAATTTCGGCGGCAGTTTTTAGGTAGGGACCTGGTTTACTTCTCTCAAAATCGTGTTGATGTCCTGTTAATGTTATACTATCCCAATACTTTTTTGGTATTTTGTTAAATTCTTCCGCAATTTTTAAAATTTCATTCATAATATTAGTTTGGTATTAATATTCCGTCACCCCAGCAGTCCTCTAATCGTAAAGGTTTATACCCAACCAACACGTATTTATTCAATATATCTTGAGCCATTTCATTAGTGATTGTACTTGATTTGTAGTTAACCTCAAACTCAATGATCGGTTTTGTTTTAAATTTTTCAACAACTGAGATTAAGTCATCTAAAATAAAAAAATCAACATTCTCTGTGTCAATTTTAATAAAAGATACGTTGTTAAATATCTCTTCGTTATTCCCTATAAGGTTAGAAATTTTGTTTGAGTTAATTTCTAATTGATTTGGTGAGTTACCGATTTTGGATAATCCAAAATTAAACTCTTCGACGTTGTTTTTTATTTGATATAACATTGATGTTTCATCAAATGGTACAGTCCCTTCTGTATTTGAAATTGCTCCGTGAGATAAAACTACGTTATCGTCTTTTTCGTATTTAATTTTTAAATAATCAAATAACATTGGGCTCGCCTCATACATCCAAACCTTCTTTAAATTATTTCTTTCTTTTAGTAAATCATAAACTTTTCCAACATTAGCACCAATATCAATATAATAAAGTTCACTGATACCCCTATTTTCTAACAATTCGGTTATATTATTTACCAAATTCATTACGTGTTTTTCACAATGTAAATCATCCCATTTTTTAATTTCATTAAAGTATTCCATATCAATCAATTATTTCGGTATCTATTCGTTTAAACTCATCCGGTATAAAAAATTTTGTTTCTAATTCTAAAATTTTTGGGTGATTACAACCTGTGTTTCCTAAACTATTTGAGTGTCTTAAAACAGGAAAAGTTGTAACTCCTTGAAAATTATACCATTCATCATAGGTTTGGATTTTTTCCACATCTTTTTCGTAAGGAACCACATACATTTTTATTTTTTTATGTAAAAAATAATATGTCATCAAAATGTCGTCAGACTTTGTTTTACCTAAAAAATCTTGAAAGAAATCTTCTTGGAAATATTTTTTGTGGTAGGAAACAGATTTATAATGTTGCAACATCCCTCTTATTCTTGTTGGTTTTGTCACACATATAACCCAAGAATCTCTTAAATCACCATATTTTGACCCCATTAAACTTCTACCATCATATAGGATAACAGAATTAGGTAATTCCATATGGTATTTAATGTGTTCTAAGATCATATCTTCGTGATAAATTAAATCATCATCAACAACAATTAGGAGTGTTTCATCAGACTCTCTCAATATTGTTGGTATAACTTTAGTCGGAGGACCCATATCCTCAACACGATAAATTTTTAAATGTGGGTGTTCTTTTTGTAATTCATCTAACCATTCAGGTATAATGTAATGTTCGCCAGTTACTTTATATATTTCAGGTAAATTTAGATGTACTTCATAGTTATCGTAATTCTGATTACAAATAGATTTTAGTACCGATTTAAAACCGTCCTCAACATCATACGACAATCTTTCGGGAACCGTTGTTAGGGAAATTACTATCTTATTCGTCAGAACTTGCATGATTCATTTTAACATCTTTATATCCTTCACCAAAAGTTTCTACAATTATATTTTTATAACCAACTCTAATTTTGTTAAATTCTCTAATTCTTATTGCTCGTCTACCAACTTCCTCTAACCCTAACTCACCTTCTTTACCTTTTCTAATGTCAGATTCTAAATCCCATATATCACCATTAATAGAAACCAATTTATCAATATAAGTTTCGATAATTTGAGAATTAATTTTTTTATATTCCTCAATTACTTCCGATAAATCATTTAATTCAATATCATTATCAGCATCTAATCTTTGTTTTTTTAAAACTGCAATTGAGTATCTATCTAAAATTTCACTTATTGGGTATTCCATATTTATTTTTTTACATTATTAAATCAATATTAAGTATGTTTTTTAAAATATCAACATTAGATTGAGGTGTCCCATTTTCCCTATACCATTGATATCCATTCTTAGAAACCTCTCTTAATAGATCATCATTATCTTTTATTTCATTATATTTTTCTTTTATTATCTCCATTTGTTCAGCGGGGTCAAAACTTTCTTCAAAAGGTATGTAATGAACGTTTGGTATTAATTCGTTATGTAATTTTTGTTTTAATAATGGTCTCAATAAAACAGATCCTGAAGATAAAATTTCTATATCTCTAAAACATATTTCACCAACACCGTTAAGTGACAAACATATTTTATTATTTGTTAATTCTTTAAAATAATCAAAAGGTTCTATTCTTTCCTCACTCATTGGGATCTCATTTAATAAATGTAATTTTCTTCTCATCCCGTGTAGATATCCCCTAAAAAATAATTCATTATTTGGTTTTTTATCAAACGGTACAATGTTTTTGGAATAACTCTCAAATTCTGTGGAATACGTCATATATGAAAATGGGGTAAACTTGAAATCATAATGAACTCCACTTGATGTAAATAAACCTATCATATTATCTACATCCCAACCGTATTTAGGGTTATAAATATCCCCCGTATAATCCCAATATGAAACAACAAAATACTTGTTGTTAGAAAGATTTTTTATGGTCATATGATGTGGAGAATTAGGTGATCCATAACCAACGCAAGTTGGGGGGTTATGGATACACTCATAATTTTCAGATAAATAATTGAAAAATTTATCATACATATTAGTAACCGACCAAGTCGACCCATTAGGTTTTTGATATGTAACCTCAATCATTGTGAAAGTATTTTGAATATTCCTTTATGAGATATTAATATCATAAATTACCCACAATTCTTTCACACCAATCTTTAGATAATGAGTGAGGCCAAACTACCCAATAAGCCGGACGTTGAGTTGTGTGGAATTCTCTCCATACCTTCCCATATCCGTCAGGATCTGATTTTATTCTAACTATTTCGTTAGCGTCAGCGTCTTGCCTAAACAATGTGTTGTGATCTTTATCGTGGAATGCAACCACCCAAAAATCATAATCAGTTTCAGGTACTTGACTTAAACTTAAATCAATACAATGTTTAAAAATGCTAGAGAAAGATTTTTTCCATTCCTTAATATTTTTATAATCATACGTGTTTGGTGGGTATGTCTTGTCAATTGTTTCTTGCTGTACTCCTCTTGTTTCGAATAAAAGACCTGCATATTTTTCATAGTCTTGGATTGTTCTTTCGGTACCAAACCATTCTGATGTGTTACCAGAATAGTTTTCACCATCAATACCTAAAAGTTGTCTATTTTTAATGTGACAAGCGGTATTTCTTTTATACCAATCTTTATCATCATCCCATTGTTTTGTTCTACCTTTACGAGTGTATTCATGCCAAATAACGGTTTTATGTGGGTGGAATAAATCATATCCGTGAGTGTAAGCCCTTACGGTGATTGAGATTTCTTCTCCGTGAAAATAAAACTCAGGGTCGTGTTGGACCTCTGTTGAGAATTGACCTAACGTAAAGCAGAAGTGAGCTGAATAAAATCTAGCTGTAACAGGTTCTTTAAGTTCCTTCCATCCTGGTATTGTTTCAGGTAAAAAGAATACAACACCTTCGGGTGTAAATCTATCAAAAGCCATTCTCCAGGGTTCTTGTGTTCTACCTTCAGGATCATTCTCAGGATTAAAAGATGAAACATAACCTGTTAACAATGGTTTTTTATGTCCTTTCTTTTGGAGTTGTTTAATCATCTTGATAAGCGTGTCGTCCCAATCCTTCTCAAATCTCATATGAGAATCAATCTGAAGGGTATACTCCTCACCTTTATATAATTGTTGTACTTGGTGTCTTGCCCAACAAACTCCTTTTGACTCTGTGTAATCAATATTTAAAATACGAAAACGATCGTCCTTTTCATACTCGGTTAAATCATCAAAGCCATCCTCAGGATGAAATTGTCTTGCAATACCAATTCTAAGATTTTTTGGTTTTTTCGCATTTTCCAACATTGATTTAATTGTTGGAATAAGTTGTGGGTCGCGATACGATGCTATCTGTACAAATATTTTCATATCTTAAAAATATTAAAAGGAAATCAGTTGTAAATTATTAAGGCCCCTCAAATAGATAAATATCCGAATCTTGGAATAAGAATACCTCAAAGTCCTCGAATTGTTTACCATATAAAACACCACAAGTTAATAAAATAAATTTCTCACAACCCAACGAATCTACTATCTTTAAAATAATTTCGGTGGTATTATCTAATGGTGGTGGCACAGGAAATTGGAAGGGTGGTGTTATTGTTGTTGCGGTGAATGCGGAAAAACAATAATTCAATGTTATATCACAAACATATATATCATATGGTGATGTACCTGTTATTCCATTTATCTGAACTATGTTTGGCATTTATTAAATTCTTTCTTAATAAATACTTTGTTTTGACTTTATGGTTATTAACTAACAAACTCCAATACCTTATTGTAAACTATTAGAGGGTTTGGGTGACATTCAAAAGTTTCCTTTCTCTCAAGACAATTAACTAACGATGGTATTCCTTGAATTGATTGCCATTCTCTTACACCATATTTCATATCAGACGCACAATTCAATCCACAACCGCCTCTTACGTAGTGGTACTTATATTCTTGAGATCCTTTTCTAAATGGTGATCTAAACTCAGGGTTTATTGAACTACCCAATTGAATGATGTCAATGTCTGTTGTTCCTGCTAAATGTAATAAACCTGAGTCCATTGTGATGAAACACATAGATTTATTGATGAGGTGCCAAGTTTGAGATAAACTTGTTTGGTTCATTAGGTTCATACCTAATTCTATTGGGAAGTTGAATACTGGTTTATCCACATTAGATCCACCAAGTTCTGAAGAATCTTTTCCTACCGATACAACCGCAATTCCTTTTTGGTTTAAAAGTTTTGTAAGTAGTTGCCATTTTTTTGCACCCCACGTTCTTGAGTTCCAATTTTGAACGGGGTGTATTAAAACGTATTTTTCAGGCAGACCTTCAATAGGTTCGTATTCGTCAGGAATGTAATCCAATTCCATTTCATCTTTGGTTAACATAAAACCAAGATTAATTGCGTGGAATTGTCTTATATCCATTGCGTTGTGTTTATAACAAACACCATTTGGGTGATATCCAATATTGAACGAATTAAAAACCTCACATTCGTTTTTAATCTCATCTGTTAATTCACTATGGATAACATCAACATATGGGTTATTTGAAAACAGGTGTGGATGGTGAGTAATAATTGAAATTTTTTGATTGTATGAATGGTAAAGTTTCCTTAGAGTAGGGGTTACCGCTATGGTATCGCCTAACGCCCTTGATCCTGAAACATCCAAACATACTTTTTTCATATCTTAATTATAAAGACTATGAGATAAAAATAAATAAGTTATGTCATTATCATTGGTGGATTTGGGTCCGTCCATTCTGGTGTTGATAAAATTGTTAAAATTTCCTCATACGTGTAAGGTCCTTCCTTTGTATTTAGATTACTAACACATTCCGGAATTACACCATCCCATTTAACAAATGTTTTTGTTTGGTCTACCGATTTTCTAACGGTGTCCTCAGATGTTTCTAAAACTTGAGTGAAATCTATTTCGTTTAATTCACTCACATTAAAAATCATAAATTCTCTGTTATCATATTCTTGTACTTGCGTTTCCATATTAATAAATATTATTATAATCCAAATCTTGCTTTGGTTGCGTTATAGTTTTGGAGTATTTCTGACGCGGATAATACTCGATTATAAACTTGCGCTACCGCAATTCTACCTGCAAAAACATTAGACCCAGTACCATAAGCACCTATTAATATTTCATCAGCACCTGTGTATGTTGCGGTACTAGAAGATGTCGCTTCTTGGACACCATTAACATATAATACCCATCCCGTACTTGTATTAAATGTAACCGCACCAAAATACCAAGTATTTAAAGATAAACTGGTAGTACTAACAACTGTACTCCATTGACCATTATGACCAGCACGTAGTTTATTTGTCCCCTCTAACCAAAATGCATGTTGTCCACTATTACCACCACTAATAATATTATAAAGATAACTTGTAATATAAAACCATGAAATTTTGGTGTAACTTGTTTTAGATAATATATTCGCATTAGAATTAACTACAATACAATCATTAACACCATCAAAGACAATACTACCACCATTTGAACTATTAAAGGTTGGTCCGTTTGTTAACACTCCATTATTCACACCATAAGATAAATCATACCAAGTGGTGCCGTTTGTTGGGTAGGATGGGATAAATCCGGCATCTAAATTCAATACCAAACCATTTGTTATTATTGAATCGTAATCCCTATTAAAAACCATTTTATCCGATTGACTCGCATAATAATTAAAACATTCGTTTGCGGTGGTATATGATGTACCAGCAATTTGGTTTGTTCGTGAAATTAATTCAGCGTCGTTTGATGCGACATATATTGATGGACCATTGGATGCCTTATTTAGGTATATTGTATAACCACCAGCGGGGGGGGTTATACCATTCCAATAACCTGTAGTACTTGTCGGACCTTTACCTACGTCGCCGGTACCAATCCAAAAATTACCTTTTTTAAGTGCCAATGTTTCGGCACTCACATTATATTTAATACTATTTGGCATTTAATCTTTATTTTATAAATACTTTAATTTTGAATACCGTTCACCTATTTTTAAGGTTATGGGAATGATAGTCAATGAGGATATTTTGCAAGGTAAAAGAATTGTAATGATAAGTTCTTATTGTGACACTGAAGAAAAAATTAACATCTTAATTAATAATATCAAAACCATTAAGGAATTAAATTTGGATGTGATGTTAAATAGTCCGATACCATTACCGTCTGAGGTTATCGATATGTGTGATTTTTACATACAAACAAAAGAAAACCCACTACTTTATTGGCCCGAAAAATCTGTTATGTCTTGGGCGAAATATGTGGGTAAGGATAGAGAAATTGTGGTTAAAAGATCGGTAATTGACTATGGATGGGCAGCACTTTATCAAACAAAAAAGTTATCCGAATATGCTTTAACATATGATTACGAAAGGTATTATCATATCGTATATGATACCGTAATAGATGATAAGGTAAAAACAACTTTCTTATCCGAAAAAAAATGTAACTTCTTTCCATTTCACGAACATAAAGTTAGCCTACATTTAATCGCGTTAGATAAAGAAAATTTATTAAATTTTTCACAATATATCACATTAGAGAGTTATCGTAAATTTAATTGTATTGTTGAGAACTGGCTTTACGATACATTAATTAATGGTGATCTAAATTATAAGATTGAATCCGAAAAAGTTGATGATTTAATTTTATTCCATAAAGATGAAAACTTATTTAATTATTCCGATATCGACGGTTTGATTTTTTTTATTACGAAAGATGTTATACTTAACGATGACGTATGTTTATATTTTTACGATAATGATGAAAAAATAAACGTACTAATTACGGTAGATGAAGTTGAAACATCTTATGATATCTCCAATAGAGATATCATAAGT